GTCTTATCATCGAGTTTCGCCGTTACATCAGCAAGTCTGCCAAGTCCTCTGATTGTGCTGTTGAACGAACTCGTTTTCGGCATATTAGTAAGCGGAGCAAGGGCATCAGACACGCTCTGGATCTTATCCCTTACTCCGCTCATATCGGTAGAACTTAAACCGCTTATGACCTCTGGAATCTTCCCAAGAGTCCTCGTTACAGAGGTGAGTCTGAGACTGCCCAAAGTCTGTAATGCTTCGCTGATGCTGCTGATAGCCCGGCTTGCATTTTCTACGCCGGATGCATTCGCACTTGCACCTAATGCTGAGATTCCTGCCGCAAGGTCGCTCAATGCCTTCGTCTTCCCGGATGTGGGAATACTGCTCTTCATCGACTCAAGAGCTGTTGCCAATGCTTTAACTCGGTCAGCCGCCGATGCAGAATCGGCATCGATTCTTATAAGCAGGTCATTGATCGTTGACTCTGCCATCGTCTTTCCTTTCCGCGGAATCCTGGTCCTCAGTGGGTCGCTCGTTCCTGCTCTTTAGTTCCATCGATCTTGCCACACGGCTTGCGTACTCCATGAACTGCATCTTCATACGCTCCATGCGGCGTTTTGCTTCCCGTTCCTCCCTCGCTTTTGCTTCCGCTTCGGTGATGGGGTACGGTTCTTCTGTATAATGCATCGGCTCTACCTTACCGCCCTTCATGCTGAAACGGAACAGCGGCGATGCCTCACACAGGGCGTCATACACGTACCTCCCATAGAGCCATGCCATCAAATTGTCCCGCTCCTTCTTCAGTTCATCGGCTTTGCGGAATTGCTCCGCTATCTTCACGTCCTGTTCCCAGAATTGTGACCATGTCATGCCGATAGAAAGGTAGTACGGACAAGCCTCTTCAAAAAGCTGTTTTAGTGTGGTCTTGTCTGTTACTGGATGACCGACCACGTTGCCACGTTTCCCTCATCGGTATCCTTATTGTCAGCCGTAAGGGTATTGATGGTATCTGCATACATCGATGCCAGAACTGCAATGAAGCTGTCCTCGCCTTCCGGGGTCTTCCCGGTCAGATGGTCGTAGATCTCCTCGACCAATTTGCGTTTGATGCCACGATGATGCATATAGAATGCGCCTTCCACAAGCAGAGGCACCATTACGTTCGGTTTGTCTGCCAGTTCGCTCAGTACGAATCCCTGCGACTCGATCTGCGATGCGGTACGGCGGTTATATTCAAGGATGTAATCGACTTTCTTGTAAGTAACTTTGATGGTAGTTGCCATATTATCCTCCTAAAATTGAAGGGAGCGGGGAGAAGGCCGCCCCCTTGTATCGATATATTTGCTTATGCCTTAGGTCGAACTTCCTGCGGAAAATACAGGAGCGGTCACAGGCATAGCGGTGATGGTCATGCCGATTACGGAATCTACAGAACCATCATCGTTGGAAACGGACAGTTTTGCGTCCCAGGTGAATTTGGAACCATCGGAGAAGGCCAGTTCGCATTTCTGGACATTCGTCAGTTTGTTGATGGTGTCGAAAACATCTTTGTCCCAGTTGCATCCAAAGTCGAATCCTTCGGGGGTCTGTGAGATACCGTCAATATAGGTCTTGCCGGAATCACTCATCGTGGTCGTTTCCAGAGCGGACTTTTTAGCGAAGATGCTCGGGAAAGTCTTGATGTCTACCTGGGTAGTAGCAGAGGTAGAACCATACTTGAAGGTAACCCCGTAAGTGTTGATAGGAGTATTCATGTTTTATGATCCTTTCGTAGCGTTACGGAATATTGCGCCGTCCTCACGGACGATCGCTGTGTACTGAGCCGCAATACAATAGATCGAACTGTTGTATACCTGCGGTCTCGTTGCAAATGCGGTCTGGCTGAATCCCATGTCCCACATGAGGTCTCCAACCATACCGAATATCTTCCGTGCCTCCTGCTTACGACCGCCTTCCTTGTTGGAGAAGATTTGGATCGTGTAGACGACACGTGCAAATTTTTTCTTTTCGGACGAATCAAATGTCCATGTGACATCACGGTTAGACGATTCATCGACCGTCACACACGGATATTTCGATGGAGTCACCGTGTATTCCGACTCGACCACACACACATCACTAAGACCATCAAGCAAACGGGTATAGACTTGATTGTGAATGTCGATCATCGTAATATCTCACCAACCTTATCCACCGCCGCAAGGTACAATTCCTGCTGTGCGGCAAGTGTTGCCACCCACAGTGCGTTAGCCGGAGGAGAACCGTATGATACATGGCCGTTGTAGTGCCATGCAGGTCTCTTACTGATAGACCCATGCGGAGGACCGCCCGGAGTATTTGCGGACGGCTGCGTAATACCGAAACCGTATTCGACCCAACCCACATCGTCACCGGATGCCCAGATCCTGTGTGCGTCGTGTCCTACGGTCACATCGTACGTGACGCTGTCGAAATTGCTTCGATGCTCCGCATATACCTGTTCGGCATTCGCAGCACCGACTTCAGCAGCTCGTTCGCAGATAGATGCCGTGCAGTCTTCGATCTCCGTTGAGATCCCATACAGTTTCATGATGGCTTTATCGATAGATGCCGGATCAAACAGGTCGATATCGATGGTCATGACCTGCTCACCTCCTGCATCGCATACTGCACACCGCCTATCGTCTCTGACCGTTTCACCACTACGTAGTTGTACGGCTGTTTAGGCTCGACACCCACCCAGACGTGAGCGTTCTGCAATATCGGGCAATCGGATTTCGCCGTGGTCATGAACCTGTCGTAATCGTTGTTGATACCGGCTACACCGAACGCTTCATATCCGCTCGTCCCAGTAACGGATATGCGTATCGATTTAGGCTCGGTATACACTTCGATCTTTTCGCCTGTGTAATAGCCGTTTTCGTCCTTCTTCCGGTCCATCGTACCGGTCGGATTGGCGTACCAGATAAGCCGCCTGTCTCTTGCTACATCACGCATCGCTCAATACACCACCTACGAGTGGAACGACCTGCTTCAGTAAGCTGGTCGATACCGCTCCGTTTTCGTAAGACCGTGTGATGCCGCCAGCCGAATGAGACATCTCGCCCTCAGCACCCATTTTTGAATACATTTCAACGGCGATCTGGCATTGAAGTTCATCGTATCTTGACGGCATCTCCGTATCAGACGAATACCCGAATGGGTACCGCCTCCGCATGATTGCGGCTTTGGCTTGCTCTAAGAGGGTGCCTAGCAACTCGTCCGATGCCTCATCGCTGTCAAGAAGCAGAGTCCGAACACGTGTAAGCTTTTCGTCATCAGTCATTTCTAAACACCCCCTTTCAGTAAGTCAGATTATGCGCCTGCACCACCGATGTTGGTGATCTTAGCGTGATACCATTCCGGACCATGATCCAGACCGATCTGTCCGAACAGCTGATACTTGTCACCTGCACCGGTCTTAGCCAACTGCTCCAGGAAGAAGTTGCCTTTACCCGGAACAGGCTGATATACAGGGCTGATGACGGACAGATTCAGCAAGAGAGCCGTGCCTTTCGGCAGATACTCGCCAAGGTGCAGATATACAACACCCATAGGAGTCAGGATGCTCGCAAGCTGAATACCGTTCACGGTCCTGTCAGCAGGAACGATGGTCATGTTGTTCTTGGCTGCGTCTTTGTTCAGCATCAGCAGAGTGTCAGCGTTTACCCACAGGGTAAGGTCGTTGACAGGTGCGCCGGACTCGTATACTTTCTTGACGGCTTCAGCGACATCGGCAACACCGAAGTTTGCGCCGGAGGCGGTCGCATCGTATACGTTGGACGTGATTGCAGGTACAAGCCCTCTGGTCTTGTTAGGAGTCGCATCGTCGGTAGCCTTCTGGTATACACCGTTGATGAATGTGTACTCGATGTCGTTGGCGATCTTCTGAGTCTTGATGCCTACCTGGAAGTCCAGTTCGGAAATAGGATTGGCTACCTGATTGGCAACGTTGATGCCGGACAGGGTACCCATATTGGACTCTTTGGCGTAAGAAACGCCTACAGACTCGTGGAAGATCTGGGTCACGTTGGTCTGCTGCTTTCTGGTAGCTACGGTAGCATACGGTGCGGTCAGAGACGCAGTCTCGGAGATCTCAGGCTGAGTGCCTGCTTCTACTGCATATTCCTGACCGGTAGGGAATTCAACGTAGTTCGTGGTCTTTACTCTGCCGCCGATTGCGGAAGACAGAGGGGTTCTTACGTTGCCCTTGGCAAACAGCAGACCGCTGTAGTTCAGGACAGCAAAACTGGTGGCAAATTTATCTGCCATGGTTTACTCCTTCTGCTCTTGGGAGAGCCTCGTATAGTATGCAAGAGCGGAGATGTTTCCGCTTTCCTGCGCTTCATTGATCAACTTGGAATAATCGACATTTCCGGTCGTGCTTCCGCTTGCAGGTTTCTTCATGCCCTGCACGGCTTTTGCCTGTGCATTTTTCAGCAGATTCTGGTTGAACTGGCTCTGTAATTCGAACAGCGTGTCCGTGTCCCCGTTAAGCAACGCTTCAGCCGCCTTCCCTGCGGATTCAGCATCGTAGCCAAGACCGACATAGCGCGCGGCGGCTTTATCGACCGCCCTGTCTTTCTGGAGCTGCTGTATCTGGCTTTTCAAGTCGTTGATAGTCTGTTCACCGGCTTCCGCCGTGGATTTGACCTGCTTTTTGTACTGAGATGCTTCGTGAGATGCCTTGTCGAAAGCGGCTTTGGCAACGTAACCGTTCTTTGCAGGGTCATATTCCTGTACGAACGCTTCCATCGCTTCTACCTTCTGTTCCGGGGTCATCTGATCGTAGCCTTCAATGTTGATTTCCATAAGTTGAATCTCCTTTTGCGTTTTTATATGGGCTTCTCTGCCCGATTGTTCGTTTGCGTTTGTTTAGGCTCTTCTCTGAGCCGTGTGCCTTACGACACAAAAAAGGGCGGCAAGTAAATTAGATTACTTACCGTCCTGCTTTTACGTTATTGCCGGCTCACAGCCGTTTCACCGGCTCACAGCCGTTTCCAGCCGATTACCGTTCGCCGTTCACACGGTCGTCTTTCTTCCTGTACTGCATCTTCCGTGTGTCTGTATTCACGGAAATGTACGCCTTACAGCGTGGGCAGCGGATTGTTGCTATTCCCGCTAACTCCAATATCTTGCGTCCGCACACCGGACAACGTATCGCTTCCAGTATTACCAACGCCCGACTCCTCCATGTATTTCTTCGACTGCAGATATGCCGCTTCCGGGTCTGACCAGATACCGCTCACCGCATATGCCAGTTCCGGTGCGATCTTACCGTTTTCAAGCATCGTTGTCAGAACCGTTACCTTGCTTACAATGTTCTCATAGTTGCGTCTGCTGAAGTGAGCATCGATATCCCGCACATGAAGCCGTGTTCCGACCGTCATACGTAGAATACGCAGCGCCACCTGCATCGAACGCCGTTCCGATTTCTTGAACAGTACCTCGATGCTCTTGGCCCTCGTCTCGCAATCCTGCCAGCCATCACGCAACTGTGTTGCCGCGCCGGTATCCGATGTCGATGACCCTCCGTTTCGGTTCGGAACGCCCGTTATCTGCAATACCGCACTCAGCAGGTCGTTCTTCAGCGACTGTAAGTCGTTCTGATTCATCGACCGACCGATGTACTTAGCGTCCGCGCCTTCGGGAAGGCTCATCATCTTATAGGCGAGGATCTTCTTGTACGTATCGTCATCGACTTCGCCGCCAAGCACCACCATGATGCTGTTGACGAACTGCACGATATCGTCCATTCGGTTCGACTGCAATTCATCAATAGCGTCCAGAAGAGGCACTACCGGCTCGAAGATGCCCATTCGGTCTTCCGATGCAGGATACTCGACCAACGGTATCATGCCTATGGGATTCGGCGACACCGAAACGCCCGAACCGTGTCTTGTGTCGAATTCGAAGATGCTGTCGTTCGTATAGACATCAAACACCATCGTTCCGTCTTCCTTCACGACATACATGCATCCGTACACCGGTTCATGGTCAAAACCTGATGAATATGCCACGAATGTCGTTCTCGGGTCCGGCGCTGTCAGTTTCAGCGGAGATTCGTCACCGTCCGGTGTCCAGTCAGCGTTCGGGTAGGTCAGTTTATAACCTGTACCGCCTGTCAGCTGCCACTGAGCCATCGTACTGGTAACGGAACCGGCATCCGCATCCATCATATAGCCGTTCAGTTTGTTGATGTCCTCACCCAGCTCGTCATCGGAGATGTCCGAATTCGAATCCTTGCGCCGGACATACTGGATCGGCTCACCGTAGATATAGCCACGGTAGAACGCCTCGATCTGCGCCGCTCGGTTCTCGTTGACCTTGTGGTTGATCTCCGGCCGTATCTGCTTTTCCTTGTTCTGGATCGCTGTGATACCACGCCGAATGTCCCTCAATTCAATGATACCGGAGCGATTCTGCTGATGGGTCAGCATCGCCCGGTTGACCTCTCCGATCACGTTGTCCGCCGTGACGGTGTCAACATCGGTATAGATAACTTGCCGCCCATGCAATCCTGTGTGCATCGCAGAATCCCCCTTTGTTTCACCTCATTATACACTACTAACCCGATAATGTCAATGTTATCTCTTGTTATCTCTTGTTTCCGTGTTCCCGCATGTCAAAACGGCCTTACACCCGGCACCGTTATCATCCTGCTTCGGTTCATCGTGAACGCCGCCAGCCCTGCCAACGAGTCCGGCGCATCATCATGCAGATTCTTCGATGTGTAGCTGAATATGCAGGTCTCGTTCATGAACTTCCTGTACTCGTCCGAACGATGCCCTTCCGACCGAAAATACATTCGTTTGATGTCCGGCGAGTACTGCTCTATCCTCGCTTCCTTGCTCATCGTAGTCGGTGCCTTCGCTGTCGTGATGTTGCAGGCGCACCCGACCGCTCTCAGGCGTTTCACGATGTCCGCTGCGTAGAAATCACCGCCGTTGTTCGCTTCGAACCGTGCCGAATGAACGCCATGCTGTCGCAGACGCTCCGCTACCATCGGCTCGGTCACATCCTTCGCTCCGTTATTGAACACGACATCCACGATATACAGGTCCTCTCCATACACGTACCCTATCGGCATGGACAAGCTGTCACCGCCGCCGAACGCCACATCGCAGAACGCCACCTTCTTATCCGGCTCTCCCTCCGGAAGTGTCTCGTAGTACATCAGTTCGTCTTCGGGAAACGCCAGACCTTCCCTCTGTATCGGCCTCTGCATATACAGACAGGAGAAATCAACCTGATCCAGTGACTTCTTGATATCCGCTATCCGTTCGTCCGTATACCGGTCATCGCAGTCATACAGGAAGTTGCTGTGTCCTTCCTCGTCCATGACCGGTATGTGTATGAAAATATACCTCGGATCTCCCTTATGCTCTTCCATCATACGGCTGATCGGATCATACACAGACCATATCGTACCCAACTGTATCTGCTTTACCTCACCGATGGTTCGTGTTGTCAGTGTGGCCTTGTAATCGGCGTACAGTTTATTCAGCCGATCCGGTGACCGTGCTTCCTCGGCGTTGCGTACCAGGTCATCCGTTATCAGTAATTTATTCGCCCTCGTTCGTCCTGTTACGGAGCCGCCCAACGATACAAGCCCTATCGTTGGAAAGTCCCCTGCCGCCCGATACGATATGGTCTTATACTCCGCCGAGATGTCCGGGACCAGTCCGGGAAATATCTCGTTATGCCGATACTCGTTCGTGTCGGTCAGTATCGCCCTCTCCGAGTCGAGCATCATCTTCACCATGCCGTCCGAATACGAACAGTAGATGCTTGCCGAATCCGGCCACTTCCCTGCCACGTAGGCAATGAGGAATTTGATCAGCGTTGATTTGCCGGTACCCGGCGGTAAACTTATCCCCAGATACCTCGCCTCCGGGTCATCCAGAAACTGCTGAATCTGCGTGGCTACGTGGAATTTGCCTTCCAGTACCTTCCGTCTCGGCCACCAGAACCTCGCCTTCGACTCACGGTAGAACTCACACGCCCCCATGTAGTCATCGAAGTTGTCCCTGCCTCCGATGCGGTAGCTCTCGTATATCATGTTATACGAATCCGCTGTGTGCATCGTATACGCCGTATGCCTCAGATTCAGCAGATGCCTCCTCCGCATGACCGGGTCCGTTTCCGCATCGATCGCCGCTGCGTAGTCCTGTAGCTTCCCTATGGTCGGATAACTCCGAACCGAATTCCATACCCTGCTTACCAGTCTTTCCATAAATCTCCTCCTGTATTAGATAGCCTTCCATACCATACCGAACCGACCTCGCCGAACTCGTACCGCTGCGGTCACGCCGACCGACGATGATTATACCACGTTGTCCTCGTTATCCCAAGCCTCCTGCATGCAGCCGCCACCGACTCTCCCGGCATCAGCTTCCACTCGCTGTCATCCATCCTCGGTCGCCCTTCACGCCAGTCCGGGTCCTGCCTCGCAACCATCTTCCCTGCCTGTGTACGCTCCACGATCTGCGTCCGCTCGAACTCCGCAAACGCCAGGAGCATCGTCACCATCATCCGCCCCATCGGCGTGTTGTCGATCACGCCCATGTTCAGTATGTGTATCCGCACACCTCTCCCGGTCAGCTGATCGATCCGCTCCAGTCCTTCCTTCACCGTACGGCAGAACCGGTCAAGCTTACATACAACGAGCGTATCACCGTCATGGCACATACCGCACACCCGGTCGAATACATCCCTCTGCTTCGCACCCGAATACGCCTCTTCGAAGATCACTGCGCCAGGGTATACGGAACGAATCTTCGCCGTCTGGTCATCCAGTGAGTTTCCATCCGATGCCTGACCACGGGTAGATACCCTGCAATAGCCGTAAATCATTTGTATTCCACCTTCCACATTTCTTTTCCGTTGATTCTGTCCTTTATCACGATGTCGTATCCAAGTTCATCCATTATTTTATAAAACGAATCCAGTTTTAACGTCTGCCTGTCAAATACCGATTGAAAATACTGACCGCCTGCATAACCCATTTTCAGTGCCAGTGCCCGTTTCGTTATCTTCCTCTCCTTGCAAGCACCATTGATCATTTCCTTAACATTGCTTTCCATTATATTTTTCCTCCTGCTTTGGTAGATTTTGATTAAATTATACAACGCATTTGCGTTATGTCAATAGGCCTTTTTATTTTTTTCTCTGCTGAAGGACATCCCCGGGCCGGGTTAGCTGTGACTAATCCCCTACCCCCCGGTTAGTCATGCCTAACTTGCTTGCACTCATACAGCTATACAACGGTACAAAACAATATGACGAAAATGTCACAAAAAATAGGCAATTCCCAATCTTTGCGGGAACGCCTACCTGGAAAAAGTCGAGAGTTTTGACAAGAAACTTAAAAGTAAATGTGCACAATAAGCAATAATGCAATCGCTTTATGTTTGTGCAAAACGCCTATTGTATATATAACGCAATGCGGTTATAATCATAATCGTAAAGCGAAAGCGATACAAAACAAAA